GGTGGGTATTCCAAAGCCAGTGACCTCAAAGTGTCCTAGCAGGGTCTCACATTTCGGTATGGTTTCAGTGCCCCACGGAGCCAGTGTCAGTTCATACCCATCAACCATTACTGTCTTGACACTATCAACAATCTCCATATTGGTATAGGCATTGAAAATGTCAAGGCTAGTAGGTTTTGATTGGTATTTGTAGAACAGGTCGTGGTTGCCCAGTAGAATCTGGACTTGGAACTCTTTCAGCAGTTCAGCTGTCTGAACTGCTGTGTGTATTGTCTGTAGGCTCAAACTTTTTCTGTCATGAAAGAAGTCTCCCAAATGTATAACATGTTCAATATTTCTGCGGACACATGTATCAGCAATGTGCTGGAACAATCTGATGTTTATATCATGCCACATCTGGCTGGCACCATGCACACCGGCATGACTATCACAAACTATTATACAAGGCACGGATTTTTTCTCCTTCTCTATACAGTTTACCCAATCTTATCAACAGTTTACATTTCGTACCGTGGTGATTAAGATTTCTTTTGACATTTGAATGGTTATGACCACCACAACAGCATAACTTTTTTGACCTATTATGTGGATCTTTACATTGTGATGGTCCTAATTTCATAACAATCCTCTTACAGTTGAACGGTTTTGGTGGTTGTTTTCCTTTTCTTTGCGGGGTCCGCCATAATGCGGTAGTCTATTGAGTTTTGGTTGAAGTGATAATCACCGGACTCCACTATTTCCGTGTATCTTGTGTAGCATATATCTCGAATCTCCATATGCTTCTTCTGGCTCTTGATATATGATTTGAACGCATTTTTACATATCTGGGTCGTGTAAGCAAAGGCATTGCTGGACTTAGCAGGATCGAAGCTCCGGAGGTATTTCAAGCAGGTCAGAACCGCATCACCTACCATATCTTTTTTCCATGTATATCCTGAAAAGTTCCCTTTGGTGCAGTAGTGGTTGGCGATGGAGAGTAACATCCTGCCTAGTTCTTCACTTGCTACACCTTTGATTTTGAACATTATCACCTCTGCCAACAGCTCCTTGTTGTCAATATAACAACCGTCTGTTTTTGGCAAACTGATTCCTCCAACATGGTATAATCATTATATACCACTAGATTTATTTTGTAAAGATGTTACCCGATTACCGTAATATGACATGTAGGCGCATCGGCTTTCCAGATTCTAATGGTGTTAAGGCTTATTGATTCTAGTGTGATGGTTTCTGTTCGCAGTGAGGAATCCTTGTATAGCATAGCGATAGGGTATTCGTTGTTTAGTTCGTGTGATAAGTCATAGTAATATTGACCACCGGAGCTAGACCAGCCTGTGGTGGATAATGATTCGGTTGACATGGAGAGCACGCGGGGTGTGGTGAAGTCAATATATTCAATCAATCCAGCATCTATCTCTCCAGCTTTAGCCCAGGCCATAGAGAACTTGCTACCACTGACATAACCATTGATTTCAGAGCTGTCAGCGATCCAGAACTCATAGTATCCTTCGGTGTTGGATGTCACCTGGGGTATGGTGTTGGTTGCGGCACCACCGGTCTCCTGTAGATACACATACATAGGGGTTGTGGTTCCTGCAAAGTATAGGGTGATGTCAGCCGCATTGACCGGATTCCCGTTTTCGTTAGTAATGTAGTAAAAAAAGTGTTGTCTGGCCATGGTTATTTCCTCGCTTATTGGTTGTATTCCAATGTCTTTTCTATTCTTATCCAGAGATACAAGTCAACATTGGCGGGCTTATATATCGGTGCGCAATAGCTGTAGAAACATAGTTCATTGTAGCTGTCAAAGATACCTATTTCAGTAATCTCCATATCAACATCAGTATCCACAATAACCTTAGCGTAAAAGTAGTTAGCGTCGGTTGCTTTATCAATATTGTAGGTGGCGTCCAGGTTCTCCAGAGCGTTGTTTTCCTTGGCTTTCCAGGCTATACCACTGGTCCCACTACCTACCTGAGCATATGATAACCGGCTGTATATATCAGCCATGAGATAACCTTTACGTCCGATACCTCTAACCACTGCTTTACCTGTTATAGCTGAACCGAATGTGATGATACAGTGGTTCCTTGAAGCGATGTAAACGTCTGCTGGATATATGACTTCATCATTGTCATTGTAGCATGTCACCTGGACTGCTTGTGAGTCCAACATATGGTTGACTGTCCATGTACTGGATGCTGTTGTCTGTTCATATCCCCAACCAGTTCCAGAACCTGATGGAATCTGCTCACTTTCCAATGTGAATCCGAAACCAGCCTGAGCGTGTGTGAATGTAACGCTATATTCATTGACACCTGGCATGGTAATCATCTTTGGTATCAGCTTACCATAATCTTCATCATCAATCTGAACCAATGGAAACTGTTGCCCTATCGTATGTACCAGACCCCAAGTAGCAGATGCTGGAATAGATGATGTAGCACTATCAGCTATACAGCTATAAGCGTATCCAGCTTGTGGGCTGGAGAAGTGTATTTCCACATAATCCCAGTTAATATTGGTCTGGCTAATAGGTTCTATCATCAATCCATTCAAGTCATAACACTGTACTATAACATCCGTGGAATGTAAACGGTGAGCCACAACCCACTTGATATTCCTATGTTGTCTCCAATAGACCGCGCAATCTTCATTAGGATTGTCAACCACTGGTATACATATTGTGTTTAGGTTCGCTTTAGTATTACCACCAGCATACATAGGTATGTAGAACCGGCTGAAGTTTGTTAGCGGTGCAACCACCATGGAGTAGTGTGCGAACTTACACACGGGCCTCATTCGTTCCCATTCAGTGGTCAGTGTTGTAATGGTGGTTTCATCCATTATACTATAGGTGTTTACTGGCTCATTGGACAAGTCAATCTCCACACGATAATGTGGGCTCATCATTAGGTCTGTTACGGCCCATGGATCCTCAGGATAGATCCGTGTAGATGATAGTTGGTTAATAACCGCATATCCGGCTATAGCACCATCAAATGTAGCAACCAACATGTTGTTGGTGATCTTCATACTATTTGGCACAATCATGTTGTAATTGGCATCATAGAACTGGGCTATGATGTATATACCATAAGTATGTGCGATGGTCCATGTGGTGTCTGCCACCGCTTGTGCATATAGATATGTGCTGCCTTCGGTGAGAGCGAGACCTTCCCATTTGGTGGCTGCCGGTGTGTCTGTCCGGCTGATTATGGCATAACCACTTTCCGGGCTTGAAAACGTTGCAACAACCTTGTTGGATGTGATGGTAACACCTGTTGGTATTAGCTGGTTACCTACCATATCGTAAAAGCCTGGTGTGTCAATGGTGGTGCCATATGTATGATTCACCGTCCATGATGCGGACGCGGGAACCTGGTCATGCCTATATGTTCCTGCGTTCGGGTCCCAACTGACCGTGTATTGACTAGTGGTATCTAATGTTAGTCTATTAGGAATCATATATGTTCTGTTATAATCCATAGGCATTGCAATGACATCTTTAGAACCTGTGGAATGTGTAATAGTCCATTCCGCAGCCTCTGCCCCATAGTCCATTTCATCAGCATCAATGATATGGATATGACCAGACATTGGTGTGTTGAAGGTAACACGGACGTTGTTAGCATCAATGACCTCTATCTCACTAGGTGTGATACTTTCATAGTTGGAGTCATAACACTGGCATATAACATTCAAGGTGGCTAGTGAGTGGTTGACGTTCCATTGTAGAACTGGGCTCATGAAGTCAACAGCTTCACCACCAGTGGTTGTCTGGCTAGCACCATAATATGCAGAACCAGCACCACCAATAGGCGGTGTATGAAGATACAGTGGATATGAGGTGTAGAGGTAATCTTCAAAGTGCCCCAATGGAACATTATCATGTATTGTCCATGCATGCCAACGCTCATAAACATTGAGGAAGTTGGTGCTATAGCTGGCTATTGCTTTCCAAATGACATACAAGCTGGAATATGATCCTTTACGCTTCATAAGGTCTACAAGACCGGCTGCATATTGTCTTTGGACAGCTTCTGGTAGCAAGGTCATTTGACCCATGCTATACATCTGGTATATGTAGTGCAAGAAGTCTATGTTCACTTCATTTGGGTCTTGCATGTTCCAGACATCACCAATCAGATGGTATATCTGCTGGTACATCCGGTCAAAGGATACTTCCATGAAGTCATTCAACAGATCCGTTCTGTTGTTGTATGGTAAGGCTTCCATGACGTAATCTTTCATTCCATTGAACTGGACATTTACAATATTGGTTCCTTCACCATTTATAGTTCCGAAGAACAAATAGGGCTTGTTGTTGTTGACGAAATGGTCCAGTGGTTGTTGACCGGAAAGGCTCAGTGTTGCAACCCCGGATTGAGCGGTTTTAAAGGTTAGAGTGATATTGTTCTCATCAGTGGATGTTGAGTATTCATAGTTGATGGTCGCGCCAGCAAGGTCCGTGCAGACGATGGTAAAGTTGGACTCATTCCGATAGTTTCTCCAGGTGTTGAACCGATGCTCTATGGTCCATGTGTCTGAAGCATCATACTGGATGTGCCTCTTGGTCCAGGTGGTGGTGTTGAACCGTTCTACAAAGCTGTGGAGTGGGCTGGGTAAGGCTTTCAAAAAGTAAACTTCATTGTATCCTTCAGACACATAATCCACGATGTCCGCAAACGTAAGTACGGAAGGGTTGAAGCAGCTGGTTTCCAGATTGAACTTGAAGTAGTTGTCGGTTGGTGTTCCAGAGATGGGTGTGAGCTTTATCTTCATGTAGTCAAGATTGGTCTTTAGATACACATCCATACCATATCCTTTGGCTACAATCTTATTATTCAAGGTTTTTATTTGTGCCTTGGATGGATATGTATAATCATGGACTGGAAGGCTTTTTACCAGTGTCTTTGCTACAAAATATGGGCTGTCGGAGAACTTAGGCATATTAGACTTCCTCCAGGAAGACACAATCATCTATTGATAGCATTGGGAACTGGTTGTTACCAAGCTCAATGTTCCGCAGCTTGTTATCCCCAGTGTATATAGTGTTGGCAACCGTGTATTGCGGCCAGGTGGTGGTGTTAGGTTCATATAGGGTAGGCTCCAGAACATTGATGTCACGTATCATCATCAACTGTATACCCTTAACCTGAGTAAAATCATCTGTGGTGGAAACATTGGACGGATCAATGATATATTCCACAATATCGGTGAATGATATGGTCTCATTAAAGCTCCGGTTCAAGCTGCTGAAATAAAACTCCAGCTTATCACTGACCGCTGTAGCAACATTGTCAAAGTCGTATGTCCGCTTGACCTTCAGTCCTATGTCAAACGCAAAGTAGACCAGCTCCGGCAGCGTATATTCCTCATATGCACAAAGCATCTTCCGAGGCTCCAAGAATATTGACAGCTCGGTTTTCCAGGCGGTTGAATATGTGGCTGGAACATCAAGGGTTGGGTTCGATAATGAAGCGGAAGTTGATATGGTTCCAGTTTCCCAGACATCAGGCACTACTGACACATAGACCTTATTATATTGTAGAACATTTCCGGACGGAGCCACTTCTTGCTCACCCCAGACATTAGCAGCCACGACATCAGAACGACTTTCCAAGTGGCTGATATAATCATTTTTGGTAACGTTACGATACTGGCTGTGCATCAATCCCACGGAAGCATCCTTCACCTCCTGGATGGTGTCAGGTAGACTACCTCCGGTTGAAGCATAGTTATTGGTTACTTCAACAAAATCATTGGATACATATACAGATGTGGAGATATTGTATAGGAAGTCGTCTTCATGTTGTGTAATCTTTGCGGCACCTACATTACCATCTGTTCCAGCGCACTCCAAGAGTTTGATGGTTATTGTATCATCTACTCCAGGAACGAGCCTCATGCTAGAGAACTCCACCACATACTTTTGGTATTTGTTATAGCGGAGCATATATGCTTCATCAATGGTGGACAGACCAGATATTTCATCATAGAAGTCGGTAACCCTTGTCCACACTACATCATTAACCGCAACCTGGACTGACGGATTAGCGTTTTCCAAATCATCATCATAGTCAAACTTCAGATTAGGCAGGTAAAGCTTATTATCCACAAGGTCTTCCCCAGTATATGTGTAGCTAGTGATGATTCCTTGTCGGACTGGTATATCAATAGTGTAAGGGAATGAAGCTGTGGTGGCAATGGATTCAGTGGTGTCTATGACGGTTGCGAACTTGATGGTGTCTCCATTTTCATCTTTCTCAAGAGGACACTGAATGACCTTCCACGCGGGTATCTTCACTTGATGTCCAGCGGTAATAGTCTCCGATGTGGTATCCGCAGATATTGTTACTGACAGGGTTGTGGCGCTACCGCGATAACCTTGTGGATAGTAACCCCGAAGGGCAGCGAGCATGTGTGTTGGTTCATAAGCATCAGAGGTGTCAATGTAACAGTTCTTAGCGACCCGATTTATATAGTATGTAGTCAAAGCCCCTAGATAGCAATGAAGCTCCATGAGCAGGGTGATGTTCGCACCTTCCAGATTATAGTCCCTGAAGGTGGTGTCAGCTGCCAGAAGGTTCTTCAGACGATCCTTCATGGTGGTGAAGTCCATTTCTAGGTATTGTGGAACTAGCGTATTTGTAGCCATATGATATACTCCTCTTAGCTCGGTTTCAAAATAAAACTGATTTGTCCTTGTCCAGCATCACCCATTTCAGCAAGATGATATGAAATGGTAACATTATATTGGTAGTTATCTTCATTTGAAAACACATTCACATTATCAAGAACCATTCTCCATTCCCAGGTGTTTATTGCTTCTACTATGGTATTTCCAATATCTCTGGCAGTAATAGAATCTAGTGGTTCAAATAGATACCATTCTAGATTGCATCCAAAGGTTGGTAGCATCCGCCTGGTTCCTTTAGGTGTCTGTAAGATATTGATAAGGCTATTCTTAATGGCTTCTATGTCAGTGTCTTTTACCAGATCACCGTCTCGACCACGTTCAAATGAAATATCAACGTCTGCAAATATATAGTTTACTGCCATGGTATGTGCTCCTATTTATGTGGTGTTGACACTGACACTGGTGATATTAGCGGTTATAGGTAAACCTTCTCTATATTCAATGGTGGTAATGTTATACGGATCGGTCTTATGAGTGGATGAATACACCGTAAAATGTGGTTCACCATCAGTTCCACAATCACATACCACATCTATGGTATCTGCTGCAATGAAGGTGGATGTGTAATCCCCAGGCACTTTAAAGGTTAGTTCATTTACATATACAGCATCTGGAAGGCTTGGATTGGTATTGTCAAACACTATTGATCCTGAAACACTTACAGTGGTAAGGTTCCCTGTCAACATGAACTCAACATCCACTTCATTATTTATAAGGTCGGGATTTAGAATGATTTCTGTATAACTACCAGCACTCGTAGGAGTGTATGTTGTGGTGTAAATAATACCTCCTTTGATACCATCAGTACCACAATCCATTTTGATGGACGCACTGATAGGTAGACTGGTGGTAAGGTCTCCATCACATGTAAACACTAGTTCACTAACATAGTCTACATCTGGTAAAGCGGTGGTGTTGTCAGCAACCTTGGTCCAGGATGTGAACCTGGAGTAGGTTGAATCATATAGATCATTTTTCGCTTTGTTGACAGCCATCATTCCAGAGGATGATGAAGCAGCAGCCAGTCTGGCAACAACACCATAACTTCCAGTAGCAGTTCCCAAAGCTGCATACAGATGGTCATAGGTGAATGCCCACTCATCTTCTCTCTGACTGATATAAGTGTCACTGTCCCAGTTGGTGGTCCTGTTATACACATCATCATAATAGTAGACCTTTGTTATGTTTGATGTGATGGTTCCACCTGACAACTCTACGGTGGTTGTGTTTAGACCGAGATCATATATTGATGAACCTACATACACATATTTCAGTCCATCAGATCCACAATCACACACCAGGTTACCTTCTGCAGAGGGAAAGGCAGCAACATTACCTGATGTCGGTGTAATGAGGGCCGTTCCTGAAACACCTACTGATAGTGTATGGTCATTGAGACATGAGAACTGATTTGCTGAAACATATGTTACATCATCAAGTCCCGAGGTGTTATCCAGACCAAGTGCATAAATGTATCCCTTAACCGTACCATTAGCGGTACTCCAGTAGAGATTCCTGAGAGTGGTGCTCAACTTGCTCGGTATGTAAGCGGCCATTTCACCGTTGATGGTGGTGAGTATACCCAGTAGTTCATCTCGTTCAGCGGTGAGGCTTGCAACATTATCAGTCACCGTTCCACTAGCAGTATTGAACGCAAACTGGCTGAAGGTGTAGTCTTTATATAGTAGTTCATCAATCTTATTCAAAACATTTCCTCCTATGCAATAAACACATTAGTTGATCCACCTAATATGGTGCCTGAGTAGACACCTGAGAAACTATCTCCGAATCTAGCTGCTGGTATACCATTTATAAACACCTTGGATGATGCGGATGTGATGAAACCGTAGTGCCCGCAACTACTAATAACGGGGTCTCCCAGTCTAGCTGCATTGAGTCCATTGATGTAGACATTGTGACTCATACCAAGAACCATACCACCAGTGGTGATAGGACTGGGGCTGTGACTGGTGCAGGTGCCGAAGGTATAATCTGTTATTCTAGCTGCTAACATGGTGTTCTCCTTAGTTTATGTCTTTTGTGCGGCTTCCGTTGTTTTTGCCATACATTTTCTACCTTTCATCATTTTCTTTATAGCGGTCATACATTTTTGATATTCAGCGGTAACTATACTAGGTGTACTGAGAAGCAAAGCTATAAATCTATCAACAGCTCTGCCTACAGCTTTCCATGTGTTTATAACCGGTTGGTAGTACGGTCTCAATGCTGATATTATTTCAGCGCGAGTACGACTTTTTTTATCCGGGTCCTGAGCATCATCAACAAAGGCTTCATAAATTTTTGTGAGCATACCTCCGATCTTCACCTGTATACATGCCCACCATGATCTAACATCATTAATAATGTTTAGAATATTTGTTATGAACCTCAATATTTGTGAGACAAGCCATGTTATTAGTTGGTCTATGAACATTATTATAGCCACTGTGATTGCTAGAAGCAGAAGTCCCATCACTGTTGGAAATGTTATATTTATATCACAAGGCACCAGACCTGATATTGTAGAGAATATCAGAGCATAATCTGGGGAAAACGCTTCAAATCCTGGAAATGTAATGGATGTAAGTAGACCCAATAACGAACTTACTAATTGAGCTGGAGCGGCTAGAATCAGTTTTGTTATTGCTGCTACAAGTGTGGATATTGATGTTCCAATAGAGACACCGGATGTTATTAAGGCTAAAATATGATCCGCAATAACCTTTGCTGAAATAGGTAACTGTGTCAATATCATTTTGAAATCCGCTGTGGATTTAGCTTTCCTTGTTGGTGCTGCTCTTGGTGTTGGAACGCAATCTCTATTGAGTAAATCCGCAAATTTATTCCATTCTGTTGCTTGGGCCATTTTGCCTCCTATCCAATCATGACAATACCACCACTGACTATGTTGATGGCATATCCCTTTGTTTGTGTTATTACTCCGGTCATTGATGCTAGTATTGCTTTTACATCAAATGATATTGATAGGGCACTTATCTCTAAAAGTGCCTTGAGTTGTACAGTTGTGAGGTTTGATTGTATCAACACTCCACCTGTCGCTTCTTTTGATTTGATTGTTATTGTATTACTTGAGATGATGTCTGTTGCACCGCCCGCCATACTGGAAAAATCACCATCACTGGTTATTGTTGTTGATCCCGCACCCATACTACGTGTTGATGTAACGGTTTCCGTTTTACCACCATTTACTAGTGATTGGCATGACCCTAATACTGTTTGTGTGTATTCACCAGTAGTCAAGTTGTGGTCACCTATGGTGGTGATATTTGTATCACCACCTGTCGTTATATTATAGTTTCCAGGAGCTATTTGTTCATATGTGTTGCTTAGATCGTTTATCTGTATTTTACCAGTTTCGGTTATGGTAATATTTGAGCCGGTGCAATGTTTTATAATAACTGTTTCATGTCCTGGTGTTGAATCCATCTCTACACTATTACCAGCTGTATCTTCTATTATGAAGCTGTTGGGATATGTTCTTTCTGGACTACTACCGTCATTCCAATCTGGCAGAAAATTGTATGAGGGATAGATACCATCTGGGTCATTAAATCCAGCATTCTTATCTGGTCTTTCCCACGGTATACCTGGTGCGGTTGCAAAGTATCGTGGTTGTAAGATGTTGCCGTTTTCAAAAAATAAAAAGACATGCGCACCTTGGCACGGCACACCAAAGATTCCTATGTTTGACACACCACCAAATATTGGACAGGCAGGTTCAGCCCAAGGTAGTTCATTGGTTGGTATGCCATCCATATCATCTTTTATTCTATTGGGGGAATGTATGCCGAACACACGAATTTTACATCTACCTGCTTGAATATCATTCTCTACATCATCCTTGTTGTCTTCTACAACCCCACGATAGATACCATTTAACTTTTCCCGAGGTAGTTGCAGGTCACGAATGTCATTTTTTATCATTTTACACCTCTTAACTGTCTGCTTTTTCCGCTAGGTGCTAATATTTCAGATGTAGAGTCGGAATACGCAGTCTTTATCAATGTCATTTTTTGATGATAGTATGGTGCATTATTATTGAAATGATGTGTTATTGATTTTACCATCCAGTATCCTGCAAGGTTTATATTATATGGATCTTCTTTATTGGATGAAGGCCACATAATATCAATCATACCACCAGCATATCGTTTTTCATTACCTCTAACAGTGATAATCAACATCATTTGATTTATATATCTTCTTATAAATTCATGTCCGGAAATGTTATCTAGTATGGTGATATCACTGTCACCTTCCATATCAAATCTTATTGATGTGTCGTTGATCAATGGGAATAAACTTTTTTTACCCATCAATGT